CGCTGGACTTCGCCAATGTCGAGGGAATGGAAAACCACCTGTTGCGGGGCATTCGCCATCGCGGCGAATTGTGGATGTTCGGCGTGACCGGCGGGGCTGTCTGGTATGACGCCGGGGCCGCTGACTTTCCTTTTCGTCCCGTGGCGGGGGGTGCCATCGCCTATGGCGCGGTGGCGCCCTCTGTCGCCTCGATCGACAACTCGCTGTGGTGGATATCGCGCGATCCCGCCGTGTTTCGTTCCGATGGTTACAAATCAACGCGGGTCAGCACGCACGCCGTCGAGACAATCCTGGAAAAGACCGACCCGGAGCAGTGGATTGGCTTTACTCATTTCCTCGATGGGCATGCGTATTACTGCATAACCCGCAAGGATGACTTTGGCCTGCAAACCGGAATCACGCTTTGTTATGACGCCGCGACGGGGAAATGGCACGACCGTTCGAGCGGGGTCGATGGCGACGGGGCGTGGCGGCCGCTGGTGTCGGGGAAGTTCGGCGAGCGGGTCTATGTCGGTGATGCCGGCGGTTGGATGTATATCGTCGATCCGAACGACGGGACCGACAACGGGGCGCCGATCATCCGGCAGGCCACGCTGCCGCCGCTTTATGTTGATGGGCACCGGGTCTATTGCGCGCGGGTCGAGGTGGAAATGGAAGTCGGGCAGATTCCCGTGATCGGCGACGTGACGCTGGACTGGTCAGATGACGGCGGCAACAACTTCACCGGCGGGCCGCGTGTCATGTCGGGTGGCGCGGGCCTGGAATATCGCCATCGCGTCTACACCACGCGGCTTGGATCGTTTCGTGAGCGGATGTTCCGAATCACCACGCGCGGGCGGACGACCTTGCACGGAGTCACCGCTGATGTCTCCGCGCCCGCCAGCACGTCGGGAGCCAATAGCTAATGCCCGATGTCCTGACGCACGTCTGGCCCATGCCGCCGGCCAATGATGCACCGTTGGCCGAAGGCGGCGGCCAGCACTCGCAGGCATGGGTGCGGTATTTCCAGGCTGTGTCGGACGAACTGGGAACGATCGCCGGGACGTTCGTGGCGCTGCGGGCGGATCTGGCGACGGCGCGTGCGAGGGTGGACGCCTTGGAGGCGCGGATCGCCGCGCTGGAGGGGCCGTGAGCCAGTTCGTTCAAATAGCGGGTGGCATCGACGTCGTTCCGGTCACGCTGGAACTAAACCGCGCCGCTCACTTGTGGGACAAGAACCCGGAACGGCGGCTGTATCCTGGCACACCCCACGCGGCGATGACGGACATCACCGTCCGCTACATGCCAGAGGCGGATGTGACGATGGAGGCGCGTCGGCAGGAACATCGCAACGTGTTCTGGCCAGCGTGGCACGCTCTGCCGTCGCTGCGGCCGATGGTGTTCGCGTTGATGGCGCGGGTGCAAGCGGTCGAGTTGGGCAGCATCCTCATAACGAAACTGCCGCCGGGGAAGATGATCGACCCGCATTCGGACAAGGGCAACTGGGCGCCGGAATGGTATAACACAAAGTGTCATGTCACGCTGGCCGGGTCCGCGCAGGTTCGTTGCGAGGATGATGCGGCTACATTCGCGACGGGGTCTGTCTGGACATTCGATAACTTACTGATCCACTCGATTAAGAATACCGGAGACCGCGACAGGATCGTTGTCATCATCAGCATGAGGGCGGAATGAAACGCGCGGAGAACCAGCCGACGAGCGAACTCGTTTTGTATGCGGGTATTTACTGCAAACTCTGGTCCGTGCCAGATCGTTTCACGCTGTTGCCGCAACACGCGCACGCGCATAGTCATATATCCATGGTTGTGCAAGGGGCGGTGCATGTGTGGAAGAATGGCGAACTGATTGGCCAGTTCGTCGCGCCCGCCATGATCAAAATCGAGGCTCACGCGATGCACAAGTTCCTGACGCTGTCCGACAACACGACCATCGCCTGTCTGCACAACGCCGATCACGCCGACCCCGACGGCGAGCCGGTCATCGCCGCCGAGCATCAACTGGTGGAGGACTAAGCCATGCCGTTTGGGTGGGCCGCGGGAGCATCGGCCGTCGCGGGTATCGCGGGTTCGGTGATACAAAGCAAAGCCGTGGGCAACGCGTCGGACAAGGCCAACGCGACGCAACAGCAGGGCCTGGCGCAATCGCGCGCCGACCTCGCGCCATGGACCACGGCGGGAGGTGCCGCCATCCCGGCGGTGCAGAACGCCGCCGGCTTGAACGGACAGCCGGGCTACGACGCGGCGATGGCGGGTTTTCATACGAGCCCCGGTTACCAGTTCCAACTCGACCAGGGTTTGCGCGCGATCGACGCGGGCGCGGCCAGTAAGGGCATCCTCAATTCCGGCGCGACGCTGAAGGCGGAACAGACGTTCGGAACCGGTCTCGCGGACAAAGAGTTCACTGATTATTACAACAGACTCTTTGATTTATCGAAGCTCGGCGAGAGCGCGGCGGCGGGCAGCGCGAGCGCGACGGCGGACGCATCGAAGGGCATGGCACAGACTGACCTTAGCCAGGGCAGCGCGATGGCGAGCATCTACGGCAACGCGGCGAAGGGCGTCGGCGACAGCGTCAACAACTACATGAACAATTCGCTCTATGCCGATCGGACCAATGCGCTGATGGGCGAATACGGCAAGCTTGGCGGGAATTACTAGCCATGCCCGACTTCACGCAATGGAACGTTCCGTCGCCGTTCCCAAACATCTTATACAATCCGGCGGCGGTGGACGCGGCGATCGCCAGGACGCAATCGGAGTTGGGCAACCTCGATATCAATCAACAGGAGCTGCAGCTCAAAAAGGATGAGTTCGCGCGCGGCCAGTCTTTCGCCGACACATGGAACAAAAGTATCGACGGCACGACGGGAACCACGGGCGCGGTACCGGGCGGTGGCGGCTCGTTTCTGGGCGCGCTGGCGCAAATCGAAAGCGGTGACAAGAACATCGTCAGCGGCACCGACAAAGACAACCAAGGACTAACCCTCGCGCAGGGCGGCAACCCACAAGAGATCAGTCAGGGGCATTTCCAGATCCATACGGGGACGTGGAAAGACTTCGCGCCCCAGGCCGGTGTGGACGTCAACCAATATCCCAACGCCATGTCGGCGCCGCGCGATATCCAGGCGCGGGTGGCGTCGGTCATTCCATTCAAACGGTTTGGACCCCGCACGCAGACAATGATGCGCCAGCAGTTCGGTGACATCGACAGCAACCGGACGGTTGGAGAACTCGCCGGTCTGGGGCCGAGGTCCGGGTCCGCCGCCGTCGCCGGTCCTGTCGCCGTCACGCCACCACCCGCGACGCGGCAGGCGGGACCGTTGCCCGTGCCGCCGATTCCGCCGGGCAATCCCAATGCGGGGCCCCGCCTGGGTCTTGTTCCACCATCCGCCGTGGCAACCACGCCACCCACGACAACCGGGCAGGCGGACGACCCGAACACGGCGGCGGTGAAGCAGGCGTCGGCGGCGCTGCTCAACATGCCAGAGCCCGACGCGGCGGCGGCTTATCCGGCGGTCGTCAGAGAACTTCAGGCGCGTGGCTTCGCGATGAACGCGCCGCCGACGTATCCCGGTCACGCCGCGTTGCAGGCGCTCGTTGGTGGAGGTGACGCGACAACGCCCGATGTCGACCCCTCTCGCCAGGCGACGCGGCTGGGTGGCGTCGCGGCCGCGGGACCAGCGGCGGGGCAGACCACGCTGCCGCCTGTCGAGCAACCGAACCGATTGTATTCGACCGGCCTCGCTGGCGTGACGATCAACGGTCCGGGCAACACGCTGGCGCCGCCTCCCGTCCAGACAGCCGCCGCCCCCGCCACGGCGCCACCAGGAGCCACCCGCCCGCCGCTGGAAGCGCCACCCGCCGCGCCGACGCGCGTCATACCGAGGGAGCCGCTGATCCAGTCAGGCCCGGCGGCGGGGCTGACGCGGACCCAGGCCGTCACGATCGGACAGATGCTGTCGCAGGGCGCGAAGCCGGCCGTGGTCATGCAACATGCCGACGAGATGCGACACCAGAACGACGTGATCCGCCAGGGCGACGCGACGCAGGCGGCGATCGAGCAACAGGCGAACTACGAGCGACGGCAAAAGGCTGAGCAGACGGCTTACGATCGGGCGGAAAAGGCCAAGGCGGACGCGATCGCGGCGGCAGTGGAAAAGCGCGCGGCGGATAAAGCAGCCGCCGAGGCCGCCGACCCGTTACAGGGGAAGAGCGAGGACGAGCGCATCGAACGGACCCTGCTCCAACTGGCGCCGAAGGTCCGTGCCGGCCAACCACTGAGCGATGCGGAAAAAGATCAATACACGTTGCTCTGGAACAAGTATCGCGAGGGGCCGATCCAACAGGTGCCGGACGGCAAGGGTGGTTTTTTCACCGCTCGCGTGCCGCGTGATGTGCCCCCTGATTTCCCGCCGCCCCCCGGCCAAAAGGTCTCGGCGGGGCCGCAGGCAATCCCCGGCACCGAGAAGCAACCGGATCTGGCGCCGCCGACCATTACAGGCGGGATGCTCGCGAACGGTGCCGGCCAGCGGAAGATCATGTCAGCACTCGCCGGCCTTGAGGCGCATCCCGACGCCGTGGGCGCGAAGGGCAACGCACCGGAATGGCTGTTGCAGCGCGCCGATCCGGAAGGCATCGCGCTGCGTTCCGCCGTCTCAAATGTCGCTGGTCACGAGTTCCACGACCTGTCTGGCGCGGCGGTCAGTCCGTCCGAAGCGTCTCGGTTGAAGTTTATCCCGAGTGAAAAGGACACGGCGTTCGCGCTGAAGACAAAGCTCCAACAGATGTTGGATCAGAACCGCGAAACGATGCTGCAGTCCTATCGAACATACGGTCCTGAAAACAATTTCCGCAGGGCACCAGCGGTCGAGGAAGCCATCATCGATTCAATCCCCCAGGTTTCCATCGACATGCTAAAAGACAAACCCGAAACGGCGAAGCAATTCGATAAAGCCTTCGGCAAGGGCGCCGCGAAACTGGTGCTGCAATATGGCGGATAATCCCTACGAACAGCATAAGCTGACCCATCCTCCGTCCGGCCTGACGAAGCCGGAAACGGAAGCCGCCCCGCCAGACCCGAACCAGACATTGGCTGGGACGGTCGGGCGCGGTCTTGGCCTCGGTGTGCGTGATCTACTGGAGGGCAGCGTTGGCCCGGCCTATGACATCGTTGGCGCGGGCATCAACGCTGGCGCTGGCCTGACCGGCCAGCCACCGCCCATCGCGCCGTTCTCTGAGAACCTGACGAAACTGGGCCTGCCGGAGCCCAAGACGGACACGGAGAAATTCATTTCCGGCGTCTCCCGCCCTATCAGCGGTGCGCTGTCCACGATGGGCGCCGGCGGCATGATGACGCGCGCGGCACCGCCTGTCGTGCAAGGCGTCGGTGAGATGCTGACGACGCAGCCCGTGGGTCAGGTGGTCGCCGCTGGGGCGGGCGGGGCGACTGAGCAAGCGACAGGTAGTCCAGCGGCGGGCATGGCCGTGAGTATGGGCCTCCCGTTCGCCGGGGCCGGGCTGCGCGCCGCGGGGCGTGAACTGGAGCGCGCGGTTCTTGGCGGCGGCATCACGCCGGAGAACGCCCAACTGGGCCAGCGCGCCATCGAGCATTACGGCATCCCCATCGCCGCGCACGACCTGAGTGACAACTCTCTGGTTCGCATCGGCGCTGACCAGGGCGGCAAGCTACCGTTGAGCGGCGCTGAAGCGGCCGATCATGTTAAGAAAACCGCGTGGCAGGGCGCCATCGCCCGTGAGATGGGCGAGCCGAACGCGACGGCTTTCACGCCCGAGGTGTTAACTCGCGCCCGTGATCGGATCGGACAAACGTTCGATGGCGTCGCCGCGCGCACGCGCATCGCGCCTGCGGAAACCGCCGCGATGGGAGCGGAGTTCGGAAACATTCTCCCCGATGCCGGCCTGACATTGCAGACAGAGCAATTCGGTCAGATCCGAAGGCAGATCGAAAACATCAACGGGCTGGTGGCGCGCAACAACGGTGAGATCCCCGGCGACGTTTACCAGACGCTAACCCATCACGGCGGCCCGCTGGCGCGGTTGGAGAGCAGCGCGGACCCGGACGTGGCTCACTATGCCGGACGGATTCGCGACGCCCTCGACGACGCTTTCGTGCGCTCCGCGTCGCAACAAGACCAGGATGCGTTGAACCAGGCGCGTTACCAGTATCGCGTCATGCGGACGGTCGATCAGTTGGCGGCGGGCAGCCGTGACGGTGGCATCACGCCCCTGGGGTTCATGAACGCCGTCAAGACCGCATCGCGCCGGTTCGATCCCAACACGGGGGGCCTCGCCTACACGGGCGGCGGAAACATTGGGGAGCTTGCCCGCATCGGCACGTTGATGCGACCGGCGCAAAACAGTGGCACGACCGACCGCGCGTTGATTACCGGCCTGACGGTCGGGGCCCCCGCCATGCTGTATCATGAGCCAGCCGTCGCCGCCCTCGCTGGCGCCGGACTGGTCGGCAACCGCATGATGGGCGGCTATCTCCGCAACCCCGAGACGACCTCACGGCTTGCCGAGGGAGCGATCACTCCCGGCGCGGGGCCTCGCATCAACCGATTGGCCACGGGTATGCTGGACGCGGCCAGACTCGCGGGCGCTACCTCGACGGCGGATTTTTACCAGAACCAAAGGCAACGCTGATCCCAATGGCGGCGATGCTGATGACGATGACGCCCCAGTAGCCAAGGGTGTCCCAGAAAGGTGTCCACTCGCTCACCCCGGTGTGCTGGGACAACCAATAGTCTATTTGTTTCATTATCATAACGCCGCCACCAGCCACAAGAACACACCAACCACGCCAGCCACGGCGGTGGCGTCGGTGGCCCAGCCCCAGGCGTCGCTCCAGAGCCGGGAGCGGCTGCGCCTGAAATGCCAGTGCCAGGCGAGGGAGTGGTTCATGTTCCCATCTCACTGTTGAGCGCCTTCACGATCGCGGTGGCGTTCTCGAACACCGCCCCGCGCGCCAGGATCTCGTCGGCCTGCCCCGGTGTGTGACGGACCACATCGTAAAGCGCGATGGGGCCGGGCCTGTCCCCTTCGGTCCTGGTCCGATCGATATGAGATACCCGGACAATACCGTAATGGACTGTGGTTTCTGTCGCTTGCATCTGTTTGACCTTCTATCGGGTTGAAAAAGCCCCCCGGCCTCCCGTGCGATGGAAGAGGCCGAGGGTAGAGGGGGGAAACGAGCGGCTTACGGCCGCCAGTCGACCAGCCCGGCACGGAGAGTGAACGGGCCAATACCGTCAGACACGGCGGTGTCGCACCGCGCCGAGTCCAAGCAGACCCATGCCCAGGATCGCCAGCGTGGCGGGCTCCGGCACGTCGGCCGTCACCGAGGGGACCAAAAAGAAGCTCTCAGCGCCGTCGCTGGCATTGCTCCACCGGGCGTAGAACAGGATGCCGTCGCCGAGGTCGATATCGCCGCGATCGATGTTGAAGCCGCTCAACACGTAGTCGGGAAAACCAGTGCCGTTATTGTTGGTCGGCAGTGGCGTGCCGTTCGCCGGGTTATAGTCGGCCATGATGGTATGTTGCGTTGTGTTAATGATAGCGAACCGCTCCAGCACCTCGGGGCCTTTTCCCGCCGCCGTATTGACATCGATGCCGACATTCAGTGTGCCGTCGAAATCGAGTTGGGCCAGCAGGAAGGCGCGCAGGAACGACACGAGATATGGCGTGCCCATCACATCGTTGTCGAGGCTCTGATGGCCGGTAGCAGCGGTCGAGAAATCGCTGAACGCGGTTTGGTTGCCGCCCTGTTTGTAGTTGTTATAGCCGAACAGTGTCGCCTCTTGCTGCGGTTGCTGCGTGCCGCAAATCAAACAAGGCGAATTGAGCGGCTGATTGCCCGGTGGCGGTACGGCTATGAGCGACAACGCCGACGTGTTGGCGTTGGCCGTGTAGCCCAACGTCGAGATGATGTCAGCCCGCGCCGTGGGGTGGAAGAACATCGCCCCGGTGACGATGGCCGTGGTCATCAACAATCGTTTCATCGTGTGTTTCCCTTTGTGTTTGTGTTCGTAGCCACTCATTCTGGCGCTCCAGATCCTGTACAAGCAACTCCAGTTCTTCAATCTGGCGGCGCAGCGCGTTGATGAGATCCGGAACCATCACCCTTTTGAATACCTCGGCCCGCGCGACCCCTCGGCCCGCAGAGGAAAGCCCTCGCCCCAGGCGGGCAGCTCCGACATGATCGCGCACATGGAGTCCACATCGCCAAACCCCACCGGAGGCTCGCAGACGACCTCGTCGTGGATCAGTGTGAGCGGCCTGTAGCCCTCCTGCTCCAACCGTAGCGCCGCGTGGACGAGGAGATCGCGACAAATCGCTTGTACACAGTTCTCGACGAGCCGACCCCCGTACGTCTGCTGCCTCTCCCACTTCTTGGTCAGCGAATTAACGCTCATATACGACACGCAATCGTTGCCGAAGCGACCTGTCTCGATCAACGGCTGGCTGTACCAGATGTAGCGTCCACTCGGCAGGCGCATCCTTAGCCACTTACGGTCCATACGAAACCGAATGCGTCCGCCCGCCACCGCCGTCGCCTGACCGGGATGACGCACGGCGTTGATCGCCGCCTGGTTCATGTTCTCCCACAAGAGCGGTATTTGTCTGTAAGTTCTGCGATAGACGCCCACGGCGCGTTCCGCCTCTTCCGGGGCGAGGAGGATGTTGGCGGTAGCGATGCAGGTCTCCCTGAACTTGTACCACCCCATCTGATAGCCGCAGCCGAGCACGCAGTTAGAGACAATCAGGGGTTCATCAGAACCAGTCAGGATCGTGAAGCGATGCCTCGGTCCCGCGTTCGCCAGATCGTAGACGGGCCTCAAGGTCTCTGATGCGCTCTTCCATTTCATTGATCTTGCGTCTGTTGAGCGCGTTTTGAGAGTGGGTCGCGAAACGGATATTGCCGGGCTCGTAGCCCCGGTTGTTGTCGGTTCTGTCCATGTCGAGGCTAGGGTCGTCCCATCCTGGGATGGTCTGGATGTAGCGGAGGAAAGTAGAACGATCGTTTCGCCACTCATCGCATACGAATATCCCCCGGCCGCCATAACTGGCGTAGATCCGGCTGGAGGGGGAATGGCAGCGAGTGATGGCAGCGGCCAGACGATTGAGCAGGCGCGATCGGTGAGCCACGTCAGGCAGCGCGTTTTCATAGATCCAATAGCGCTTTTCATGGCCCGCCCTTCGGCCGCAGATACCGCAACGAGTGCTTCTAAAGTGTTTGAAGTTGTTGAGCGCGACAGAGAACTCCGGCCTTCCGCAGCTACATCTGACGACGAGGGCTGATAGCCCGTGGCGTTCCCCCTGGATGTAGCCCGTGACGGTAAGTTGGCCACTGCGAGTGCCGATTTCAGGGAGGGGTTGTTTTCGCCGTGTGCCAGATACCGCGCTTCCCGCCATCCTGTCCCGCACCACACGCGGTGATCCGGCGTCAACGAGATGCCTGACAAATTCAACGTTTTCTTCAAACCTTGTTTCAACAGGCCGTCGTGTCTGACCCACTCGATACCGTCCCATAATTTATGCGCTGTCGTTACGTCCTCGATAGCGACAGGCCCTCGGTCAGTCAATACCCGTGTCCCAGCACCCAGGCATGTTTTTCCTACAAACCGGGCCTTGCTGTCCTTGGTGACGGTAGCGGGATCGATCCCGTAAACGCGGCCGCCCATTTCCTCATAAATCTTCCGCTTCTGGCGGAACGCCTCGACCAGATCGTCCTGCCCCGCCAGCCACGCCACGCCCGCCGCTTCGACCGAGGCGAAATCGCCCGCCGCGATCTCGTGGCCCTCGGCGGGGATGATCGCGCCGCGCAGCATCTTCGAGACGACAGCGAGCGGCGGGCCGGCGATGGCGTCCACCATCGCGGCGCCGTGATCCAGCAGCGCGCGGTGGCCTTCCCAGTCCGCGACAACGTCGCGGGGGAAATTCTGCACCTGCAGCCCTTGCGAGATATACCGCCCGGTCGATGCCCCGTGGTAGCCGAGCAGGCCTCGCACGCGGCCATCGGCGTTCGATCGTTCATGGATGGCGTATAACTTCTTGACCGATATCTTGCCGGCCTCCAGGCGGCACCGGAGGACGCTCTTTTCCAACAACCCCACGCGGGGATCGGCGAGCAGGCGCTGAACATCGCGCCGCCGCAGATCGGGGGTCGCCTCCTCTTCCGGCTCAGCCTCTTCCAGGTATTCGAGCAGATCGCCCTCGCGGGCAAGGTCGGGCGGCGGGGTCAGATCGACACCGCGTTTCATCAACCACGATTTGAGCAGACCGATCTCGGAAGTCTTACGGACCACGCCGACAGTCAGCAGCCGCATGTCATTGTTCAACAGCGCCTGGGTTTCTTCGGCGACGATCCGCGCGGCCTGGACAAAAGAGTGATCGAATCTCACGCCCCTGTCGTTCATGGTTTCCGTCAAATCCCAGACATCGAGTTCCGGCTGGGGCAGGGCGGCGGTGGAGCGGTATATCCGGCGCTCCACTTTCACGTCGGTCGAGCAATAGTCGGACAGGCGCGTCATGCGGTCCTCGTCTTCCCACCACGCCAGGGAGCCATCCGATGTCCGCCTCGGTTTGCACATCTGGAGCATGAGGCGGTAGCCGTCGCCGTCTTTCTTCACCGGCAAGCCCAAGGCCATCCCCGCCCCGTCGAGGCTGGCCGGCAGGGCCTGGGCGCGGGCGCGGGCCATCGTGCAGATCCAACGATCGATCGCGACCAGGGGCCAGCCATGGCGTGGATGCAGGACGCCCTCGATCAGCAGCCGCTCGAACTGGGCATTATGAGCGACGACCTCTTTCGTGGGGTCTTCCAGGTGAGCGCGGTATTTCGGGAGGAGTTCCCGCCCCGGCCGCCACTCCCACGGCTCTTCCATGCCGAGCGCCAGGCGGGCGACGGTAACCGAGGTGGAAGGGTCCGACGCATAGACGTATGCGCCGGTCTTCCTGAGATCGACCGTGCTTCTGGTTTCCAGATCCAGAAACAGCAGGTCGCCGATGTCGGTCATGGTGGCCAGCTTTTCGTACGGATATGTCCATCTTCCCGCGCCTCGATCAGCCAGTCCTCGATCGCGCTCTGAATCACCTGAGCGAGGGCCATGACGCGACCCTCGATCAGAAGCTCACAATCTGACAAGAAATATTCAGCCAGTTCATGAGATTTCGGATCGACCAGTGGTGTCACCGCCGCACCCCCTTCACTGATAGCCTCATGGGTCGCCGTTCCATCACCGTAACCGATGCCGGATTTATCCCACCCCTCCACGGCCCAGCGCTCCCTCAGCGACTCCATGACCGAGGTCAACTCGTCATTCGTGACCGGACGGACCATTTGCTCTCGCTGGTTCGCGATGGTCTGGGGCGGATCACCCCAAAAGAACTCCCCCGTCGAGACAATGTAGCAATCGATTCGGCCTTCATTGCTTCCGTATTCGGTTTTCAGACACAGCTCATCGCCATGGATAAACAACCCGATCGGACATCTCGACAGGGGGAGGATCATCAGAATTCGTCTTCCATTTCCTCGGCCACGGCGTCGAAATCCTGCGCCGCCGACGTGCGGCCGAACGCCCCGTCGTGCTTCAGCAGCTGGACATTGCCGAGGCCCAGCGAGACGCCCACGCCGATGTTGTTATAGCAGGTCGCGATGTCGGTCATCCGATCGCGGCCTTCTCGATATCGTCCGCGAGTTCCCGCAACAGACCGATAAACGCCAACGTCCGCTTCTTATCGAAAGTCGTGGAGGGACGACATAGCACCTCGGGGCGCGGCATAAGCTCGCCCAACCGCGAAATGATGAAAGCATACAGTTCTGGACTGTAAGGCGTGGTAACGGGATCGTCGTCCGTACCACCAAGATTACGATAGCCGATCATAAAGTCGCAGAAGGCATAGGTCTGTCTGTAGTCCATCTCAACCCCCAGGAAGACGCCCGCGCCCTTCCGGGCGCGGGTTACGTGACTGTTAGAATTCGTCTTCCATTTCCTCGACGACCTGATCGAAATCCTGCGCCGCCGACGTGCGGCCGAACGCCCCGTCATGTTTCAGCAGCTGGACGTTGCCGAGACCGAAACTGACCCCGACCCCGATGTTATTGTAGACGAACGGCCTCACGCTGATGTTGGCCCAGCGCCCGGCGTAAACCGCGCGCGGGTCGGTGACCGGCTCAAGCGAGGCATCGACGATGGCCGGCTTGTCCTTGGAGCTGGCGGAGATGAAGTGCCAGCCCTTCTCGTACCCCGCCATATGCTCTTTCTCTTCAGCACGGCGGACGACCGATTCAGGACGGCGGGCATTGGCGGGCCATTTCTTCATGTCCTTGCCCCATACCTCCACGCACAGATCGTTCAGCGCCTTGAGTACGGGCGTCACGTCGAAGGTGGGCGGCAGCAATAAGGTGCAGGTATATTTCTCATCACCGCCGTTGAACGAACTGGGCTCGATCAAGGACGGGAATGAGAGACGGCCGGGGCCAAGGCGGATGGTCGATACAACTGGTTTTTGTGCCATTTGGTTACTGTTCCTCTGTGTTGACGATTTCAAACTCTATACCCCGAGGCACCACTGGAGCCCGAGGATCGGACGCCGGAACCAGCGCGGTCCCAGGGTCTGACATCGTAACCAGTTCATTCCATTGAGCTGGCTTCTTGATCTTTTGCGCCTTCAGGATCTTTTCCGCCTGCGTCGGCGAGTGAAACTTCGTATAGAACATCGAAGGGGAGAGAGCACCGACGATACGCTCCGCGTCATCCTCGTTCGCCCATACCCGCCTGCCGCGCTTATCGACCAGCTTCCACCCTGGAATCTCTTCGCCTTTGTCCGCCAGGGCCTTGGCGTGGGCGCGAACGGCCGTGAGCCACAGATCGATCATCTCCGCGCCTTCCAGCACATGACCGAGTTCCTCTGTCGTCAGTGCCGAAGGGGCGGGCGGGACCGGGAAACCTTCCACGAGTTCAGCCTCCGGTGTGTAGAACTCCAGGCGCGCGGCGATGAGCGCCTTGTCGCGCAGCGCCGGGCAGTCGCCGGCGGCGCGGCAGTATTGGCAGTGATCGCCCGCGATCCGAGGCGCCGCCGGGTCCTGGGCCCGCTCCGCGATCTCGATCAGATCGGCGGCGAGATCCTGTACCTCGGCCGTCGTCATGACGGTCCTCTGGGGTGGCCCGAGGGCCGGCTGGACGACGCACAGCTCGATCGATGTGATCTCGTGGGCGAGGCCAGCGGGCAGGCTGTGGAGGGCGCCGAGGCCGTAGCCGCCCAGTTGCAGGTTGACCCTCCCGTCAGGACGGCGGACGGGGACGGCGTGGCCCCGGCCGGTCTTCAGGTCGGCGACGTAGAGGACCGGCGGGGAAATGATCACCGCGTCGGCGGTGCCCCAGTAGAGTTCAGATAACGCCGAGAGTTCGAACGCCTGCTCGACGTGAAGTGTCCCGCCGAGGCGATCATGCGCGCTCTGGACCTCGATGAGGTAAGCCAGCACCATCTCAGCGCCCTCGGGGTCTTCGGAGATGACTTCCAGGGGGTTGAGGTGCTCACGCAGGCAGGCGGCGGCGACCTCGTGTAAATCGGTTCCGCGCTTCGCATAAACGCTTGTCGTATTCGGCCGCCCCTCTTCAGCTTTCATCGATCCAGGACAGCAATAGCGGCGTTCGAGGACGCTCATGCCGAGGGGTGAGTGGCCACGGGCGGGTGGCGTGTCGTTCATCCTCCCAGCGCCGCGACGTTTTTAATGAGAGCCACCAAAGGTGTGTGACCGGATTTGGTTGTTTTCGTCAGTTCATCCGCGATTCGCTTCAGGCTGACGGCGATCGACGCCAGCAGCACCTCGCTGTCCGTATCGAACTTCGCGTCGCCGAGGTCTTCATACTCAAACTCGGTCATGTCGAATACTCCGACAGGATCAGGCTCGCGGCGCGGGCGATGTCCGGCCAGGTCGAGGGATCACACTCCGACAGGCGACGCGCGCCGCCGTGGGCCTCCAGGAGGTCGGTGATCGCTTTGACCTTCAAGGGGTGCACCGCGCCAACCTTGGACAGCAGAGAGCGCATGGCGGGCTCATCAAGGGGGGCGGGCTCCGGTGGAGGCGGGGGCGGTGGAGCCAGGGGCGCGGCGTTGATGGGCTCCTTCGCACCATTTGCTTTCGCGCGGCGAGCGGGCTTAGGAGGGAGAGCGGCGGCGATGACGGTCTCGACCGCCTCGATCCGTTCCTCGGGAACGGGCTCCGGCGCGGGCGGCGGCGGCGACGCTCCCGCGATGGCGACGACGCTCGCCGGCGAGACAGGCTCGCCCCGGCCGAGGGTCCTCAACAGGAGGGTGTAAAGGTCCTCCGGCGTCAGGCGCAAAGTGAAAGTAGCCGTGATGTCGTCCATTAACTGGTTTCCTCAAGTAACTGTGTGACGATCCGCCGCTTGCGCCTGACGATGTCGGCGACACGGGCGTCGATACTGTCCGCGACGGTGAGGATGGATATCCGCACCGGGCGGGTCTGGCCGGCGCGATAGAGGCGCGCGATGGCCTGGTCGATGCTCGCCGCCGTCCAGTCGGTTTCGAGAAAGATGGCGCGGCGGGCACTTTGGAGATTGAGGCCGAAGCCGGCCACCCTGACCGAGGCCACGAGAACCTTGACGACGCCCGCGTTGAACCCGGCGACAGCGCCTTCACGGAGGGTATGGGCGGTTTCGCCCATCAGGAGCCTCGCGCCAAAGTGATGGCAGGCGTCGGCGACGGCCTGGAGCGCGGCGACGTGGACGCCAAAGAGGACGATCCTGTCCGCGCCGCCTTCGATCTCGGATCTGATCAGATCGATCGCGGCGCGGGATTTGGCCAGGGCGAGGACGCGGCGGGTGCTGGCGAGGGGGAGCAGCATCGCGTTCAACCGCTGCCACCCCGCCTCGTCGCCGCCCTCGATCTGGGTCAGGACGACATTCAGTTCCGCCCGCTGGTCATCGGTCATGGACTGTTCGACCGCGCGCCTGTCGGCGGCGGAGATCTCAACGGGCAAGGTGTCCACGGTGAGCGGCGGCAGGTCGGTCACATCGGACAGTTTCACGCGGGATGCGCACTTCGAGAGGATGGCGCGGAGTTCATCCGTGTTCCTGGCCCCGACTATCACCGGGCCGAATGTCTTTTGGACAGTGACGCAATACCGTTCGAGGAACAGGGCCTTCTGGACGTGGCCGGGGATAAGGTTGGGGAAAAGCCTGGACAGATGTGGATGTAATTCGTCGGGACTGTTGAGCACGGGTGTTCCCGTGGCGATCCAGACCCGGTTCGAGCGAGTGAAGAGCGCGCCTTTACTGTAGACGGTCGCGCCATAAAAGGCCCGTGTCCTCGCCGCGCTACCATGGCCGAGGGCATGGCCTTCGTCGCAGACCATGGATTCCCAGTAAAGACGGAATAACTGCTTCCAGATCTCAACCCGCCGCATCAGGTCATAAGAGACGATGACGATATCGGCCTCGGGATCAATGACGGACTTGCCCGAGGTGATCCGCTGGACGCGGACGCCGGGGCGCCAGAGCGCGATATCGTTGAGCGTCTGCGGGATCAGAACAGCATGCGTGATCCACAGCTGGCGCCCGCCCACGGTGGCCCCGGCGCGGATGAGCGCGGCGGTTTTTCCCGTGCCCATCGACCAAAGCAACAGGTAGTGGCCTTTGGTGAGAGCCGGGATGACCGCGCGTTGATGCGCCCAGAGAGCAAGGGTCGATGTCATCGATCGAACCTCCGGTACTGCCACCAGAAATCCCCGCCACCGCTGAGCCAGTCATGTTTTTGAATGTGACGTTTCCAGACTGGCTTAAGCCACGTCCATCCCGCGTCGTATGTCCAACGGGGATACCACGCGAACACGCTGATCCATGGGCCGATTGGATCACCAAACCTCGGTTGGTTCACCATGAGCGCGCGCCCACCATGAACCCCAGCCCGGCCCGGGTGGCGTTCCAAAGCGCCTTACGCCCCTTCGATCCAATCGCCATCAATGAAGTGCCTTGCGCGGGAGACGCCCCTGGCAGGCCACTGGCGTCGATGAATTTGATCTTGGGCGAGACGAACAGAATGGCGTCGGCATGTCTCGCCGCGTGCTGCCACCAGGGCGCGGACGTGCGGTCGGGGACAAGCGCCACACCGTTCGCGTGAGCGATGAATTTATCCAGCCACGGCACGAGCCCGTTACGGCCGCCAAAGGGCGGATTCATCCAGACAAACCCATGCCATGGCTCAGCCAGACCATCGACGTGCGCCCAGATAATCCCGCGCGTGGGAATCCAGGACAGGTCAACGTCCCCTTCCGGGTAAGCCACGTCGAGATCAAACGTCACGCCCATCGCCTCGAATACATAAGGCGGCGTGTACCATTCGTCCGAAGCCCCGACGCTCTGCTCGTGAAGGCTCATCACCATTGCTCGTCATCAGCGGGAACGGGCTCGGGCTTTGGTAATCCCGACGCCAGTATCTCGTCGATCACCGCGCGCAATATGAGGATACGCCCGCTCAGGCGAATAGCCGGCAGTTCACCCCTGGCCACCTGGCCGTAGATTGTCCGTCCAGGAACGCCGAGAACCTTGGCGGCCGCCTTCACGGAGTAGGTCTGAGGGGTGATTGCTTTGGCCATCGTGAGGGCGTCATATACACACACGGCAAACATGGCAAGGGGTAAAGTGGGATGCGTTTCACCAAGGAAAACACACCGGAAGGGACCGACGACGATATCAGGCGGATGAACGAACGCTATTACATTGTCGCCGATAGCGTACGCCCTGGCGGATTTACGCCGAAGTTCCTGGAGAAGTTAGCCGAGGTCGTAAGGGAAGAGGTGATGGTGCAACGACGACTGCGAGAGGCGTTCCAGACGTATCAAAACAAAGACAGTGGAAAAGATGGCGAAGGAGGCAAATAGACTGTTGACTTATGGTCGTGAGAGGTTCATATAGGTTTGGTCAACACGATGAACCGACGAAAAGGATAAGCAGATGCACGGCACGATCATCAACAAGTCGATCACTTTCTTCCCCACCGAGGCCGCTGCCCTGAAGATCGCGGAGGCCAATGGCGGCGCCGCCGAGGGCTACACCATTGAGGAGGCCAAGGCGAAGGCGGGCAAGCTCGTTGTCAAGGTCGTCGATGAAGAAGGCGTGTTCGTCTTCTTCCTCTAAGCCGGACAAAGAAAAACCGGCGGCGTGGGGGGCGCCGCCGGAGAGTGGGGGTGTGACGAATAACGAGTGGAAAAGGAATGTAAGCAGATGAAAACGAGCAACGCAACATTGATGACGAAGTGCCCCGAATGCGAAGGCGCGGGACTGAGGACGCACGATCACCCGAACGACCCCTGGGCGCGGGTGTTCGAGTGCCGCGAATGCGAGGGGACCGGAGAGGCCGTGGCTTCTCGCGAGTGCTGCCAGCGTGACGCGACGGAATGGGTCGATGGCGCGGCATGGTGCGCCGCTCACGCCGAAGAACAGCGGACAGGCCGGGAAGAATACCCCGATTCTGAACCGTCCGACCCCTGGGAGACCAGCGGCCCGAGGAGCGGAGCATGAGTGGAAAACTGACGGCTTACGACATCCGAATGATGCTGTTGGAGCTGGAGGTCGCGGAAAGGCACCGGGAGCACGTCGTCACTCACGCTGAAAGCATCAATGCGGTGCGCCGGACGCTGCTGCGCGCCGCGCTCGGGGATGTGGACGTGGAGACGGAGAAGAAACCATGAGCGAGACGATGAGGGGGATCGTGGAGGACGATCGTTCCCGCCGCCTGGGAGCGGCGCTGACGGCACTGCGGTGGACCTCGAGGGATATGGCCGACGTGCTCGGCGTCGGCGTCAGCACCGCCCGGAGGTGGCGGGAAGGGCTGTATCCCGTGCCGGATGCCGTCATGGCCTGGATCGAGGGCCTGGCCGGCGCGGTGGCGGCGGTGGGACCGCCGCCGGTGCGGGTGAAGGTTGGGCATCGGCCCTCGGCGGAGGCGGATGAATGGGCCGGGTGGGGCTGACGGGGTGATGGGGGGCGGGGGAAGGGCGACGGGAGACCGTCGCCCTTTTCGCGTCCATGGTGTGAGCGGTGAGAGGGACGGGTGAAATGACGAAGAACGAAGACGATCGGATACGGGGACTGAATCTCAGGGACATCCCTGGCCTGGCGGCGATGCTCGCCGTGCCGCGCTGGTGCCTCTGGTACTGGCGCGTCATCGAGCGGAAGGACGGGAAGAGAGGGCGGACGAAAGTGCCGGTCATCCCCGGAACGGGGATCGGGGTCAGGGTCAACGACCTTGAGGGGGTCGTGGGGTATGACGCGGCGTCAGCGGCGGTGCTGGCCGAAGGCGCCGCCGGGGTTGGTTGGAGAATGGAGGGGGATCTCGGGCTGGTGGCGCTCGACCTCGACCACTGCCGCGACCCTCGGACAGGGAAGATCGATGCGTGGGCGCTGGCGATCCTCACCGCCGCGCCAGGAGCCTACCGGGAGGTGACGCCCAGCGGAACCGGGTTGCGGGTCATAGGGCGCCTGGGAGGGCTCCCAGAGGCGTTCCAGGGGCGGCTACGGGTGGGAGAGTGGGTCAAGGGTCTGGGGCCTGACAGCGCCGAGGAGAGGGCGTGGTGGGGCGTGGAGATCAGGCCCCGCGCCGCGATCGAGATATTCCACGCCTGTGCGCGGTTCATCACGGTGACCGGATGGGACGGGACCGGGGACTGTACGGCCGCGATCGACGAGATCGCCGGATGGTTGATGGAGCGGGCGGACGAACGGAAGACGACCGAGGGGCGCGCGGCGGCGGCCGACGACGATGGGCTCTCGCTGCGGGGGCATACCGAAGATGTGATCGCGGCGCTGGGCAAGATCGCGAACGACGATCTTGGATGGGACGACTGGTCGAAGACCGGGATGGCAGCCTGGGGCGCGACGGGCGGAAGCGAAGAGGGATACGAGGCTTTCAGGGAGTGGTCGGCGAAGAGCGGCAAGCACGACGATGGGAGCTGTCGCGAGCGGTGGGATCACTGGATGCGCTCGCCGCCCGATCGGCTCGGGATCGGAACGTTGCTGTATGAGGCCAACAAAGCTGATCCGGAGTGGGTAAAGCCCTCCAGGAAGGCGCGGGGGGAGTCGGAAGCCTCGGGGACCCCGGCTGGTGGTAAGAAGAAAAAACCGGTCGCCACCGAATCGATCGTCACCGAGGGGAAAGTAGCGGACATCTTCACGGCCGCTCACGCGGAGCAGCTGCGCTTCGATCATACGCGCGGAAAATGGTTTCTCTGGGATGGCACGCGGTGGCGAAGGGAAGAGACGAAACTGGCCTATCGATGGGCGCATGAGAAGGCGCGGCGGGCGGCGTGGGGGCACGCGCCAAAGACCGTGGAGCAGGCTGGGAAAGCATCGTTCGCGGGCGGCGTGGAGCGCCTGGCGCAGGCACGGGGGGCGTTCGCGGTCACGCACGAGATATGGGACGCGGACCCGTGGCTGCTGGGCACGCCCGATGGCGTCATTGACCTGCGGACGGGAGTTATGCGGGAGGCGCGGCCCGAGGACTACATCACCCGCCTGACGACGGTGGCGCCCGCCGCGAGTGAGGACTGTCCCTTGTGGATGGCGTTCCTGAGCGAAGCCACGGGAAACGACGCCGACATGATTGGATTCCTCCAACGGTGGTTCGGATATTGCCTGACCGGAATAACCCGCGAGCACGCGCTGGTGTTCATCCACGGCGACGGCGGGAACGGCAAAGGCGTGCTCATGAATACCGTCTTCGGGATCATGGGAGGACACGCGGCGAACGCGGTGACGGATACGTTCGTGGTGACACGCGGCGATAAGCACACGACGGATCTCGCCATGTTGGACGGCGCGCGGATGGTCATGGCGTCGGAAGTGGAGGAGGGGCAGACCTGGGCGGAGGCGCGGATCAAGGCCATCACCGGCGGTGATCCGATAACCGCCCGCTTCATGCGGCAAGACAACTTCACGTTCGTCCCGAGGTTCAAGCTGACGATCAGCGGCAACCACAAGCCGGCGCTGCGGGGCGTGGATAACTCCACCCGGCGGCGGTTCAACATCGTGCCGTTCACGCGCCGGCCGGCCACACCGGACCCAGAGCTGTCCGAGAAGCTCAAAATGGAATGGGGTGCCATCCTGCGGTGGATGATCGAGGGGTGCCTGGAGTGGCAACGCAACGGGCTTGGCGCGCCCGCGTCCGTGTCCGCCGCGACCAAAGACTACTTTGAGTCGCAGGATTACTTCGGGCGGTGGATCGAAGACCGCTGCGACCTCGGATGGGGCCTGACAGACACGCCCATCGCCTTGTTACGTAGCTTCGAGGACTGGTGCAGGGAAAACAGGGAAGAGATGACGGACAGCCGTCGTCTGCGGGGGATGTTGGAGAAAACACAAGGTGTTTACTACATAAAAACCAAAGAGGGCCGCAAGGTAAGCGGGATAGAACTGAAGGATACGGCGGCGGCCAGAAAGAGAAAGGCGGAGGAAGAAGCAGCGAAAAAAGCCGCCGCCGGGAATGGTGGCGCGCCCAAACCCGAAGAAGAAGCCCCCGGAGAGTTTTGATTTTAGATAAATGGTGCCACTCGGTGGCTGCTCATAAACGATAGTGTTCACGTGGCGCGCGCGCGCACGTATAAGGAGTTTCGTTATTGAGCAGCCACCGAGTGGCACTGTTTGATATTTGATAAAGGGTGTGAACGATGCAAAATGGAAAATGGGCCGACCCCGGCGTGCCTAAAACCGGCTGGGAATGCACGGGCGTGGAGGATCTTGAAGAGCCTCGGGCTACCTGTGAGATGTGCGAGGTCCAGGTGATCCGGTACGTCCATTCGATGGAGCACTGGGATTACCCGGATACGCTACGGTGCGGGTGCATATGCGCTGGATACATGGAGGAAGATGCCGACGCGGCACGCGAAAGGGACGACGCGATGCGTGCGCGGGCCGGGCGAAAAAAGAACTGGTTGTCGCGGAAATGGAGCCTGTCGAGGCGGGGAAACATGTTCCTGAACGCCGGGGATTATAACGTCGTCGTGTTTGAACGTGGCGGGGCCTGGGCGTTTCGCGTGTCGAACAAAGCGACCGACGACACGTTGCCGTCCCGCAAGCCCTACATGAGCCGGGAAGCGGCGATGCTTCGGGCGTTCGACGCCATGGAGTGGATGAAAGAGAAGGGGCGTTGACACTCATCCTTGGCATCGATCCCGGCGTGAATGGCGCGGCCGCGCTTATCCGCGTGGAGGCAGGCGCAATCGCCCAATGCTTCATCGAGGCATGGACGATCGAGCACCAACGACCACTGGCACTGGCCCCCCAGGCCAGACTGATCGTCGTCGAGGCGCAACACGCCTCTCCCCAGATGGGCGTACGATCCGCCTTCGCACTGGGGCTGGCGTACGGGGGCGTCCGGGGCATGGTGGCGGCGTCGGGGCATCAGGCGGTCGTCTATGTCCAGCCGGCGGTGTGGAGGGGCTCCTACGGGCTCGGGGGAGGTGCTGCCGGCAAAGCGGCCGGCGTCGCCATGGCCAGGGAGGTCCTGCGAGAGCCCGAACGCCCCCTGACACATGATGAGGCGGACGCGGTATTGCTGGCGTGGTGGGGCTGGCGGAACGTGCTGAACAAAGAAAAGGCCCCGTGAGGGGCCTTTTGCTTTTGGCCAATGGAGATAATCAGTGGCGGCGTGATCTGATCACGCCCGTTCCGCCGCACTGGAAGCAAGAGCCATTCTCGATATGAGAGAACGCGCGGATCTTGCCGGAGCCGTCGCACTTACCGCACTGAAGCGCGGGCATCGCGCGGGCGGCGGGTGTCAGGCGGCGTTCGCGTGATGCCCGCTCTTCAGCGCGGGCGGCCTCGGTCTTTTTAATGCGCGCCTCGATCAGGCCGGCGTGATGATTGATTGTTCCGGTGATGAATTTAACTTCATCCTCGGTTCCGGTAAACGCGGAGAAGTCCCAGCCATGCGCGGTGAGGGCTTTCGTCAGCTCGGCTGCTTCGATCGCGTGTTTCGCGGCGGCTGTCTCGATCATGGTCTGGATGTTCATCTGTTTGTCCTGTTCATCTGTTCAACACCCAACCTATATGGACCCGTTGCGTTCATATGTCAACAGGTATTTTGGGGTCGGACGAAGATAGTTGGCGAAACAGGTAAACCGTGGTGGGCTGACGAAACATCCTTCGACCGGAGGAAGCACCATGAGCCTTACCGTTATCCTGATCCTGCTGTTGATCCTGATTCTGGCCGGCGGCGGCTGGGGCCTCGGCACCGGCTACTACGCGGCCAACCCGCACTATGGTTATGGCCTCGGCGTTGGCGGCGTGATTATCCTGGTGTTGTTAGTATTGTTACTAACAGGAAGATTATAATTGAGGAACATCCCGTGCGGCGTCTGTGAACGCCCGATCGTCTCGCCGCCCGACGTCGAGGTCGCGCTATGCCGCGACTGCGCCCGACACCCCGTGCTCGTCGCCACCTTCCGTGAAGGCCGCGCCAGGCTTTTCGATCGCGAAGTCGAGGCGCACCACGCGACCGTGACAGTGACGTAATCGTAACGTGGAGCATCGCGTGGAGCGACAGGACTGGCGTGGAGCATTGCGCGGAGCGACAGGACTGTGGTAGCGGGGAACGAGGAACGCACTGTATCAGGAATGAGATGCCCGGCGGTCGCCCCAGCCTCTACACGCCAGAACTCGCGCAACGCATCTGCGACCGACTCAGTGCGGGCGAACTCGCGATCGAGATTGTGGAAGAGCCCGGAATGCCATCGATCGGGACCATTCACCGATGGCAGGGAGAGCGTCCGGAGTTTCGTGAACTGTATGTGCGCGCGCGCGAAATGCAAGCGCAGGCCTGTGCTGAACGGGCCGTGATTTCTGGGCGCAGAGCGACAGCCGAGGACGCTGGCGCGGCTCGCGTTCGTTTCGATGCCGATCGATGGCTGGCCGCTAAACTCGACCCAAAGAACTACGGCGAGCGCGTCGATCACAACATCGCCGGCGACCTCAACATCCATCGCGTGCTGTCCGAGGCGCCGCTGACCATCGAGGAATGGACGGAAGCGAACGTTATCGAGCCGCCTGATGCCGCTTGATGGCACGACCGCTCCCGCTCGCGTCGTCTGGGCGCCGCAACCGGGGCAGCAACACAAACTTGTCACCTGCCCCTACATGGAGATCCTGTTCGGCGGCGCGCGTGGCGGCGGCAAGACCGATGGCGTGCTCGGCAAGTGGGCGGTGAAAGCGCAACGTTACGGCGTCGGCTTCAATGGCGTTTTCTTTAGGCACGAGATGCCGCAGGCGGACGATCTCATAGAGCGCGCGAAAGAGATATACATTCCGCTCGGCGCCGAGTGGCGTGAGCAGCCGCGCCAGTTTCGTATGCCAGGCGGCGGCCGCGTGCGCTTTCGCCCGTTGGAGAATGTTGTTGACGCATCGAAATACCAGGGCCAGAACCTGACGGATTGCGCGGTCGAGGAAGCGGGCAATTTCGCCGATCCGAAGCCGATCGACATGCTGTTCGGCGCGCTGCGTTCGAAGGGTGGCGTGCCCGTTCAGTTGATCCTGACAGCCAACCCCGGCGGCGTCGGCCAGCAATGGATCAAACACCGCTACATCGATCCGGCGCCACGCGGCATGACGCCGCTGGTCCGAAAGCTGCCGAACGGCGCGGAACATCGTTACATATACATACCGTCCCGCATTCAGGACAACCGCATCCTGCTCGCGAACGATCCGACCTACATAAACCGGCTGCATCTCGTGGGTTCGCCGGAACTGGTGCGCGCGTGGCTGGAGGGCGACTGGAATGTCATCGCCGGCGCGTTCTTTCCCGAGTTTTCCGCTGTCCGCCATATCATGGCGCCTCGATCCCTGCCGGAGCACTGGGCACGGTTCCGCAGTTTCGACTGGGGCAGCGCGCGGCCGTTCGCCTGCCACTGGTGGGCGGTCAGCGACGGATCAGTCCCGGATATCGCGCGTGGCTGCCTCGTCTGTTATCGCGAGTGGTACGGGATGAAGCCGGGCGAGCCGAACGTCGGCTTGCGCATGACCGCTGAACAAGTGGCCGAGGGCATTCGCGATCGTGAACGCGACGACCCAAAGCCAGCCAATGGCATGATGGTGGGCGTCGCTGATCCGGCGATCTTCGCCGAGGATGGTGGTCCCTCGATCGCGGCACGCATGACGCAGGCGGCCCGCGTGGTGTTCCGTCCCGCAGACAACAAGCGCGTGCCAAAGCGTGGCGCGATGGGTGGCTGGGATCAGTTGCGCTCGCGCCTGGTTGGCGACGCGAACGGCAAGCCGATGGTGGTGTTCTTTTCGACCGCGATCCATGCCATCCGCACGCTGCCGACGTTGCAACACGACGCGAACCGCGCGGAAGATGTAGACACGGACAGCGAAGATCATTGTGCGGATGAAATCCGTTACGCTTGCATGAGTCGTCCTTTTGTCCGGGATATGGAACGACAGAAGCCCTGCGACAGTTGGGACGCCGCGTTCAACCGCGACGCGGAAGAACTGCGTGACTGGAGGGTGGCATAATGACCGATTACCGAGCACTCAGCGGCGCGGCGTTCCAACGCGAAGTCGGCACCGATCCGGACAAGTGGGCCGACGCGTTCGCGCAACGGGCCTTGGCGATGAGCGAATTAATTAGCGACGGCCTGCGTGATGAACTCGCGGAGTGGTTCGCCGACGCCATGGAGGCCGCGCGTAAGGGGTCGATACGCGAAGTGATCGAAGGAGACACCGCATGACCACGACCCGCCGCCTCTTAATCCTCGCCGGCTTGCTGCTGCCCACGGCAGCGCGCGCACAGGCCCTCACCTACGCCGACCGCTCCGGCACCATCACCGCCGGCGGCACCGCCCAGGTGGTCCTGCCGGCATGGCCCGGCCGACATGGCTGCATGATCCAGAACCAGTCCGCGGGCAGCCTGTGGGTGTCGGAGACGGCGTCGCCGGTTCAGGGACCGCCCGCGATCCTGATTCCGACCGGTCAGCAGTTTTTGTGCATGAGCCCGGCGTCCAGCCAGGCTTACTCAATCATAGGCGCGACCACGGCGCAGGCGTTCGCGGCGCGCGAGTGGTAATCACACGACGCTCACTGTTGCTGGCCGGGGCCGCGTTTCCCGCGACGGCGTATGGCCAGTGCGTAACCGACTCGCCCGCCGTGGATGCGTGCCGTGGTGGGGTGCGGATCGCTCGTCCGGCCGGTGCGACGCTCGACCTCAGTTTCATGACACCCGGCACGCTCGATCCGCGCATCACGTTTACGCGCGCCTCGACGGGCACGTATTTCGATTCAGCCGGAACGATGCAGACGGCGGCGATCAACGCGCCGCGCTGGGATTACGCGGGCGGTGCTTTGAATGGTCTGCTGATCGAAACAGGCAGGACGAACCTTCTTTTGAACAGCGCGACGCTTGGCACGCAGGGCGCGACGGCCACCGCCGTGGCGCACACGTTGTCGTTTTACGGCACCGGAACGATCAACTACAGCGGCGCGGCGAGCGGTTCATTGGTGGGGACGGGCGGCGGGCAACGGGTGTCCGTCACATTCACCCCGTCGGCCGGGACGTTGACCTGCGCGGTGACGGGTTCCGTTCTGAACGCGCAACTAGAGGCCGGGACTTACGCATCGTCTTATATTCCGACGACGTCCGCGACTGTCGCGCGGTCGCCCGATGTTTGCTCGATGGCGGACGCGACGTGGTTCACGCCCCCCGGCGGGTCGTGGTTCTGCGAGTTCATTCCGGTCAATCCAACTCCCGCCGCGAGCACGCGCGTGGTGGCGCCTAAAGGTGGGACGGGGACAACGCCGATATTCGTCAACGCTTCGAAATTGGTCGGGCAGTCCGATGGCGCGTCCGTTTTGACCGCGAACGCTCTTGTCACGGGCGCCGTGACGAAAGCCACGACGACGTGGGCGGCGGGACAGGCGAAAGCGTGTCTGAACGGTGGTGCGGTGGCGTTGTCGGCATCGTTGGTCACCGGCTACGCCACCATCGCGGCCCAGGGCACATATTTCATGGGCGCGTTCACCGTACCAGCAGATAGCACGCCTGGGTGGCTGCGTCGTGCCGCTTACTGGCCGCGCGTGTTGTCAGATGCCGAAATGCAAGGTGTGACGGCGTGAGCGCGATGATCCCGCAATACCCGTGGAGCGAGGGAGATCCGCTGTTCGCTTCCGCCTTGAACGTCGCCATCGCCAACGCGGGCGCCAATGGCGGCGTGAATGTCATCGACCATGGCGCCGACCCAACGGGTGTCGCGGACAGCGCACCGGCTATCAACGCGGCACTGGCGACGGGTGAAGCGGTCTGGGTGCCGACAGGCAAATACCGGCTGTTGTCCGGGGTATCGCTCGGCGCGGCGCAGATGCTTTACGGCGACGGCGTTGGCACGGTCTTGCAGTTCGACAGTGATTTCGATCCCGCCGCACCAGGGATGATCATCATCACCGTGCCGGGAAACCCCATCACGCAGGCGCACCGGCACGCCACGGTGCGCGATCTGTTGCTGGATTTCACGGCCCCGGCCGAGACGATCACGACCGCGACGGCAGCGGCGGCGGTCGGCGATCTGACGATCACCGTGGCCAGTCCGGCGAACATTCGCGTGGGCTTCTACGCGGCGAACGCCACGAACACCGGTTCCATCCAGCGGAATTTCACCAACGCACTCGGAACCAAGGTCGTCTCGGTCGTCGGCAACGTGGTCACGCTGGACACGCCCGTCCGCGCGCCGGGGGTGTCGAGTGGCGATCAAATCCAGTTCGCGCCATCGCGTGAGCAATATATGCCGCTCGGGAGCGCATCCAATTTAGCGGGCGGCACCGGAACGCAATATCCGTGGGCGGTTTATAACAACGGGGCGAACGGGTTCACGATCAACAATCTGTTCGTTCGCGGCGCGTGGAACGGCATCTATCAACGTGGCGACGCGTTCGACTTTCGTCACATCTGCGTGGGCGCGATCAACGTCGGGCTCGACGTGGATCAATGCTATAGCTTTCCTTCCCTCATCAATTATCGTTTCTTCAACTGGGGTCTGGAAGGTCACAGCGCGGGTATCGGATCCTACTACGACGGGACAACCATCGCCGCCAACCTCGGCGAATGCGACGGCCTGTCATGCGTCGGCTTCCAAACATGGCAGGGCATCCTGAACCTCACACCGACGTGGACCTGGGGCTCGATCGTCAACCTCATGCTGGACGGTGACCGTTCGTTGTTGAACGTGCGGTCAGGCCCCGGCTTCCTGATGGTCAACAACTGCTATTCGACCAAGACAGGCGCGACCCTCGGTGTTCCGTTCACCATCGACACCGGCGGGACGGTGCGGTTTGGTAACCTTCATACAACCAACGGCACCGCCAACTCGACCATGCAGGTGCAGCGTGGTTTCGTGCATATTAATTCCGGCAACAGCTTCAATGGCATCACCACTCCAGGCATGCCCGCGTTCAACGTGACCGGTGGCCGCCTGTTCGTCGGCGGCGGTATGCGTTTCGCCGCCGCCGCCACGATAAACGGTATCAACTTCGCGAACTCCGGGACGGGTGTGTTGCAGGTGCAGAACGTCTCGTTCGACACCCCGGCGGGCGGCGGTGTCGGGTTCCAGATCACCGACAATATCGCCAACAGCGTGCGCGACATCGTGTGGAACGGCTGGACCATCACGGGCATCCCCGCTGAACCGCTTGGCCGGTATGAAACGCCGCAAACAAATTACGTTAAGCAAATGAACATCACGGGTGGGACGTTCAACCTTGGCAATCCGAACCTCGCGACCTCCCCGGAGTTCAACCTGTTCGCGGCGGCGGGCGTCTCACGGCGCATTCAGTTTTCCACCGGAGCGGCGGGTGGCGTGGGGCGGCGCTGGTCGATGGGGGCCAATTCCACGGCGGAAGGCGGGGCTAATGCCGGGTCGGACTGGTTTTGCAACGCCTGGGCCGACGATGGCACCACACTCCTTTCCGCGCCGATCAGCATAAAACGCAGCACTGGCCTCGTGACGATGCCAACCGGTGTCGCGATCAGCGGTGGCCTCTCGACCATCGACAGCGCCAACATCGGGCTGACCGCGCCGGGTCAGGTTGTCGGCACGGTCATTCGCGCCAACTCGCCGACCGGGCCGACGTTCACGGGGGGCGCGGGCGCGCCGTCGTCCACGCAACCGGTCGGTTCGATTTATAGCAATGTCTCGGGCGCGGTTGGCGCGCGGCTTTATGTCAGCGCGGGCGCGGGCTCATGGAACGCGGTAGCGGGAGTATGAACACATGAGCGGCTTCAACAACGATCTGCCGATCCCCGTCAGCCTGTCCCGCCAGCAGTGGGAGCACGCACTGACGATGATCGCGAAACAACCTTTCGAACAGGTCGCCCCGCTCATCGGCGAGATCCAACGCCAGTGCCAGATGTTCGACATGCGGCAACGCGCGACCCAGCAGCAGCCGCGTCTCGTGCCTGAGGACTACGGGCCGGTTGATCGAGCGGCGGAATGAGCCAGTCCCTCTACCCCGACCCGCCGACCGACCCAGAGGCCGCCGAGGCGTCGCGCCCGAAAGGCGGCCCCGGCATCGCGGGCGATCGTTACCCGCGCGATCTGGACGACCTGCACGCGCGGCAGGTCCAGTGGTTCGAGGACAGCGAAACGACGACCGCCGATGGGCGCCGCCTGTCGCAACGCGATCGCGACTACAAGGATGGATACCAGTGGAGTTCAGCGGAAAAGGAAGCACTGAAGGCGCGCGGCCAGCCGGAAATAACCATCAACAAGATCATCGGTAAAGTTGAGCTGATGTGCGGTCTTGAGCGCAAGTCGAGGACCGATCCCAAGGCATTCGCCCGCAATCCAACCGACGAGGACAAGGCCAACGCCGCGACGCAGGGGCTTCGTTACATTTCCGACGACAACAACTTTCCCCTGATCCGATCGGACGTTTATGAAAGCCTGATGGTCGAGGGCGCGGGCGGCGCCGACCTGGCGCTGGAGGACGACGGTCAGGGTGGCGCGGACATCACGATCACCCATGTGCCGTTCGATCGCCTGTTCTGGGACCCGCACTCGCGCCGCCTGGACTTTAGCGACGCGCGCTATAAAGGCATCGTCATCTGGATGGATCGCGATCAGGCATACGAAACGTGGCCCGGCGCGGAAGACCTGATTTCCGATACGTTCGCGACGCAAACCGGATCTTATTCCGACCGGCCGCACGATATCGTCTGGTGCGACAGCAAGCGCGAGCGTGTCCGTATCGTGCAGATGCACTGGCAAGAGAAGAACGAATGGTGGGTCTCCACCTTGACCCGCGTCGGTTTCCTGGCTGAACCGATGAAGTCGCCCTTTCTGAACGGCAGGGCTCGATCGACGTCCGGCCTCATCATGGCGTCCGCGCACGTCGATCGTGAGAATAACCGTTACGGCATGGTCCGTAACCTGATTTCCGTGCAAGACGAAATCAACAAACGGCGCAGCAAGGCGCTGCACCTTCTGAGCGTGAGGCAGGTCATCGCGGAAGATGGCGCGGTCGCGGATCAGGACCATGCGCGGCGCGAGGTGGCGAAGCCGGACGGATATATTTCCGTCAATCCCGGCATGAAGTTCGAGATACAGGAGGGCGGCGAACTCGCCCAGGGCCAGTTCAAATTGCTGGAACACGCGACGGCGGAAATGCAGGCGTCCGGGCCCAACGCGGCGATGAGCGGCACCGACCCGCGGGAGTTATCGGGCCGGGCTATTCTCGCGCAACAGGCGGGCGGCGCGGCGACCCACGAGCCGATCGCGGATACGCTGCGGATTTGGAGCAGGACGGTCTACGAGGTCGCCTGGATGGCCGCGCGCCAGTATTGGACGGCCGGCCGCTTCGTGCATGTAACGGACGATCTTGGCTCGACGAAATACGTCGGCATCAACCAGCCGGTGCGCCTGATGGACGAACTGGCGGCGATGCCGGAGCAGCAGCGCGCCACCGCCATGCAACAGATGCAGATCGTGCCGGGCGACCCGCGCCTTCAACAGGTGATACGGATCGACAACGATATCACGGACATGGACATCGACATCACGATCGAGGAAGGAATTGACGTTCCAAGCATTCAGGCGGAACAGTTCCAGGTTCTCATCCAGCTCGCGGGCACGCAGCCGGGGCTGATCCCGCCGGAGATCCTGATCGCGGCCAGCAACCTGCGGAACAAGGACGAGTTGCTCGAGATGCTGAAAGAACATCAGCAGGCGGCGGCGCAAAAGCAGCAGGTCATGGAGAAGATGGCGACGGACAAGTTCCAGGCGGACACCGCGGCGACGCGGGCCAAGGCGGCGGCCGACTTCGCGCTGGCCAAGGAGCGCCAGCACGCGACGGTGCATCACATCGCCAACACGCATGTCATGCACAACGAAATGATGGCGCCGCCCGACCCGCCGAGCGATCCCGGAACCGTGGTCCCGCCGGAGGTTCAGGCGGCGATGGACGGCGCGAACCTGAGGGGCTTGCACGCCAAGGCGGCGGTCGATGAGGCCAGGGCGGGCGATCTGCGGCAGAGCGCGGTGCAGCGTGTTGGGGATATGCTGATAGCGAGACACAACGCGCTGGCGCCGCCGGAACAACCGGGGACAGCATGAGCGAAACACCATCCCAACTCGACGCCTTCTTATCCAGCGGCGCGCAGCCCGAGGCCACCGAGACGCCCGCGCCGGAGCCGTCGAAGACAGCGCCAGAGGCCGCGCCGGACAGTGGAGGCAGCGGCAACAAGGGCAAGCCGCCCGCCGCCAAGGCCGCGCCCGAGCCGGACGACGACGCGGAGCCGGGCGAGCCGGCGCCGCACGAGGCGATCGTCCCGAGGTCGGCATACCAGAAGGAGCGTGAGCGCCGACAGAACTGGGTCGAGCGTGCAGGCCGCGCCGAGGCGGAACGTGACGCGCTGGCGAAGCAGCTTGAGGAGGCGCGCAAACCGCCACCACAGCCCACATCGCCGCCGCCGCAACTTGAGCCGATCGACCCGGTGCGCGATCCCGAGGGATATACAAGGCGGATGAGGGGCGTCGTTTTGAACGAGCGCCTGAACACGTCGGAAATGCTGGCGCTGGAGAAACACGGCAAGGAAACGATCGACGCCGAGACCGAGTATTTCCAGAAGCGCACGCAGGCCGATCCGCGACTGTGGAACGAGCTTTATTCCAAGCCGCACCCGTATCAGTGGATGATCGACAGCAACACCACGGCGCGGCTGCACGAGGAGATCGGCACCGATCCGTCAGCCTACGAGGCGAAGCTGCGTGCGAAGTGGGAGGCCGAACGAGGCGCCGCGCCGCCTCCGGTGTCGCCCGCCGCCGGGTTGCCGCCGAGCCTCGCGAGCGCGCGATCGGCCGCTCCACGAGGCACCAACGGCTTCACGGGACCGCCTTCACTCGCGGATATTTTGACGCGACCGGCGCGGGGACGATGAGCAATCCTTACCCAGAAATAGCTGATGCTCTGACAGACGAGTTGGAGGACTGCCCGTTCTGTGGGCGGGAGCCTGACCGCTTATGGAATGCGAACGCGGATGACCCTGACGATGAAGCATCCTGGGTGGTGACCTGTGGCTATTGCGGCGCTGACGGACCACCCGCCGATACTCACGCGGGCGCTGTCAAAGCCTGGAATGAGCGCGATTGACCGACCTCGCCACCATCACCGCCATCCTCTACGCCGCGCGTCTGCAACGCCGCGTGCCGGAAACAGCGGCCGAACAGCGCGGGGCTATCGCCGCGTCCGTCGCCGATGCCAGGCTGATCATGGCCGCCACCGCCGAAGAGGAGATGGACACCCGTCCGACCCTTGCTCTATTACTGGAATCCACGCCTAAGCAGCCGCTACCGCCGTCGCCGGGCAACAAAACGGGCGTATTAGCGGACGCGAAGGCAACCCGTCGCCGGGGTTAACGGGCGCCGGCCCGCCGCCAGGGCCTTAAATTTGGTGTGACCCGTCGCCGGGGATTTACCGGGCGTTGATTCGCTTCAATCGAACCGCGCGAAATCTCCGTGAAGACGTTTCGCGGCCTCGATATAGGCCGTGTGGGCCTCTTCCTGGCTATCGAAGGTGCCGAGAATATGGTTCTCGCGACCGAGCATGATTGTGGCCCGCCATCTCCCGTTGGCGGCTGGAGCCGTGCCCTTGAGGTATCCGTTCTTTCGGTTTGTGCGTCGGTTTCGGTTGTTCTCCGCCCGCGTGGCCTGCCGCAGGTTGATCCAAGCATCATTCGCCGGATTCCCGTCGATATGGTCGAGGATGGCGGTCGGCCACTCTCCCGTGACGTGCAGCCAGATCAGGCGGTGGGCCTGATACAATCGATCGTGGAGCCTGACCGACAGGTAGCCATACTGGCCGTCCCTACATCCCGCCGGCTTGCCGGCGAGGCGTGTGTTCACACGCGGCAGCACATCGTCGCGATGTCGCCACGACAACAGTCCGGTCGCCGGATCGTAGTCGAGGGCTTTTCTGACCATTTCGGCGGTCAGATGAGCGGGAAGGACGGTTTTATTGGTCATGGCCACATGAATATCACTGCACTGGCACGGAAGGAAGATCGTTGCATCAACCTCTAGTGTAGGAATAAAGTCTTGGCAGACATGAACGTAACTCCGGCACGCGCCGGACTAACTCCTCTAATTTGGGACTCCGACTTTTTCTCGGAGTATATTCGCAAAAACCAGTTCGCGCGATACATGGGAACAACCATGGGTTCCATGATCCAGGTGCGCGAAGACCTCACCCGAAAAGCCGGGGATACCGTGGTTTTCCCGACCGTCCGCCGCCTGATCGGCGCGGGTGTTTCCGGAAACACCGTCCTTGAGGGCAACGAAGAAATCCTCAACGCCCGCAGCCTGAACCTCGTCGTCTCCGCGTTCCGGCACGCGGTCGCGGTCTCGGACTGGGACGAGCAGAAGTCGGTCATCGATCTCAGGGAAGCGGCGCGCGAGGCGCTGATGAACTGGGAACTCGAAAAGATGCGGTCGGACATCATCACCAGCCTCGAAGCCATCACGGCGGACGGTAACGTGCAGGTCTCCTACGCCGCCGCCACCGCCGGGCAACGCAATACCTGGATGGTCAACAACGCCGATCGGGTGTTGTTCGGCAACAGCAAGGCCAACGCCGTCTCTGGCGTCATGGCGACCGCGCTGACGACGATCAACAACACCACCGGCAAGATGACGGCGGCGATCGTCACGCTCGCCAAGCGCATCGCGCGGACCGCCTCGCCGCGCATCCGGCCGATCAGCGTCAACGACGACGAGGAATGGTTCGTGATGTTCATGCCGAGCCTGCCGTTCCGCGACCTGATGACCGACCCCGTCATCATCAACGCGATGCAATACGCCTGGGATCGCGGCCGCGATAATCCGCTGTTCACGGCTGGCGACATCCTCTGGAACGGCGTCATCATCCGCGAAGTCCCAGAAATGCCGGTCCTCGCCGACGCGGGCGCGGGCGGCACCGTGGACGTGGCGATGTCGGCGCTGTGCGGCGCGCAGGCACTCGGCGTTGCGTGGGCGCAACGGATGAAGTCGACGACGAACGTACGTGACTACAACTATTTCCACGGAATCGGGATTTCTGAAATGCGTGGCATTGGCAAGTTGCGCTTCGGAACCGATCCGACCGTCGATACCTCGAAACCCGTTGATGCCGGTGTCGTTTCTGTCTTCACGGCGGCCGAGCCGGACGCATAGGAGATTTCATCATGGCAACGAAACACGACGACGACGACGACAAAAAGAAGGCCGCCGCCGAGCCGAAGCCGACGCCACAGGCAACGGCGGCGGCCGCTCCCGGCTCCGATATGTTCGGACGCACGGCGGAACAGCGCGAACTGATGGCGTCCAACTCCATCGGGGCGCAGATCATCCTCGACTACAACGGAGACGGCAGCCTCGGTGCGCGTGGCGGCGCGGGCGGCACGATCGAGGAAAACACGATGATCCGGGACGCGCACCTGATCGCCGTGGGCCTCGATCCTACGAACCCGTCAGGCCCGCCAACCGGCGAGCCGTGGGCTCCGCCCGAGCCCCCGGTAAGCACACGCCACTCGGTCTCTGGGCACGCCACGCGCATGTCGTCGCTCGCGGCGGGGATCATCGCCGAGCCCGGCGACGTTCCGGAGCCGCCGGCGGGCACCGTGACCGGGGCTGCTCGGTAAGCAGTGTGCTCGGGCCGACAAACCAGTTGATGGCTGGGATGGACCTCGCGCCTGACGTATCGGACCCGTGGAACACGTTGGCGCCACCGCTGCCCCCACCAGGGCAGCGGACGGTGCCGCCGGATACCGGATTGCTGGGCACGCCGCTGGCCCACGTCGAAGCCGGCCCACGCGCCAACTACATGGCCGAAGCCGATGCCGCGATGAACCTGACACCGCAGGAGAAGTATCTGTATCAGACGCACCTTCAGAACCTCTACGGCACGGGCAAGGTCGTCCATCCCGACGGCTCGATCTCAAGCCTGTTGCAAATGTCGTTCGAGGGACCGGGTGGGAAGACCTACAGCATCCCGACCGTGTGGGGCGGACGGGCACTGCAACCGCGCGAGGCGATCGGGATGGCGGAACGGACGGGCGGCCTGGACAGGTTCCCCTCTTACGACAGCGGCGACGAGGCCGAGGCGCGTTATCAGCAACTCCACGATTATCTCGGACGAGATACCCAGGATTTTATCGCAAGGTCTGGCCGATGACCGTCCCCGTCTCCACGATCGCCGAACGCGCGCTCCGGCGGCTCAACGTCGCCGTGGCGCCGCTCGACGATCGCCCGACGCTGACGGAACTCGTGCCCGCCGCCACCATCGCCACGATGGCGCTCGTTGAGCTGGGCGTCATCGCCTCGGACGAAACGCCGATCCCGTCCGACCAGGCGCTGGCGCTGGACAAAGTGGCGAGCGTTCACGCGGCGCTCGACGCGCAAGGGATGGTCTGGTGGACCGGCGCCGCCATCCCTCGGGCGTTCGTGGAGGAATTCGTCAAACTGGTGGCCGCCCACGCGTCGTCCAGCTTCGGCAAGGCGTCCGACCCGGCGGCGCTGGCGTTGCTCGAAGGGCGCGTCCGTCGCGGCGCGATGGTCATCGCCTCGCACGATATCGCGGTCGAGGCGGTGATGGCCGTTCATACCGATCTGGTAGCGAAGGGTATCGCGCGTTGGACCTCAAACGACATCCCCGAAATGGCGGCGCTGCCCTACGAGATGCTCGCCGCTTACAACCTCGCGCCGAAGTTTCCGCCCGCCGAGCAAGACAAGGCCGAGGTGGCACAGGCCATGTCATCGTTGTTCAAGATCACCGCGCTGCCGACAAGCGGTGAGCGCATAGTAACCGAATATTTTTAGCGATGATGCACTCTCGCGAACTCACCATAAACTCCGGAGGCGGCCGCCTCGTAAGCACGAATAGCTTCGTCCTTAGTGGCGAACGATCCGAGGTGAACGCTTCGACCTCCCCGGCAAATCATGGCTCGAAACCTGCCATAGGGGGAGATGCTGACTCCTTTTATGCCACTCGTGCTGCTTCGGCGCATGAAGCTGTTTCCCCGATTTTGCGACGCGGTTGCCGCGCGGAGGTTTTCGATACGGTTATTCAACTGATCGTGGTCGATGTGGTCGATGATATCGGGCACGGGTTCGCCACGAACATAGACCCATACAAGACGATGCGCCCTGTAGATGGTCCCTTGAACGGCGATGTGCAGATAGCCAGGTCCAGGCGTTTTCGGAAGGGGTTTGATATGCCCGGCGACAGTCCCGGCATATCGGCTGTTCCACCCCTCTCTATGGCGATTTTGAACGAGCGATTCAGCGGTTCTGGGCAGCCAGATGAGATCGCCCGTCTCAGCGTCATACCGCAACAACTGGTGCAGCAGCGCGCGAGAAGGCAAAGTCTTGATAGCCATATGATCCTCCATGAAAGGGTCTGTTGGTCAGGGCGTTCTGGACCGCTACGAACGATCCAGGCGCCCGCTACATATATCGTAAATCGCAAGGTATGTCATGGCGTATAAGTTGGCCTATTCCGATTACATCACGCCCGCTGGCCCGCCTGATCCGGCGTCGTGGGTAGGCCCGCCCGGCCCCCAAGGCCCGCCCGGCCCCCAAGGCCCGCCCGGCCCCCAAGGCCCGCCCGGCCCTCCAGGGTCTCTGCCATCGGAGGGTGGATTGTTGCCCACCAGCGCTGCCGGCCTGCCCTCGGGTGCTTATTGGAACAATGGGGGCTTCGCGTGCATCGTCCCCTGAGCCTTGGCCTGCTCTTTTCGCTGCTTTCGTTCGCCGCGAACGCCGCGTGCCCCGGCAGCCCCTCGACCTGCGGCGATCCGATGCAGACCGCCACATCGGGCTCCGCGATGTATGCCACCGCTTACGGCGTGACGGCTGACGGTGCCACATCCGACGATGAGGCGTTGAAGGCGGCGGTCGATGCCTGCGCGGCGAAGGGGACGAAACTTATCTTACCGCCGGGGCGTATCCTGCTGGATGGGACGGGATCGGCAACGATCAATCTGAAGAATTGCCACGTCGAGGGTGCGGGTATCCTGGCGGGGAAGCAGGGCGATGGCGCCAGCTTCGGGACGTTGTTCCTGCTCACATCGACGACGGTCAAACCGTTCAAGATCGGGAGCAACTGGAAGGTATCCGGTGTCGGCTTCCATTGGCCGCACCAGACAACCGGCCTGACACCTTATCCGTTCCTCATGTCCCCGGAGACGCCAACCACGGCGACCACCTCGTGGACCCTGGATAACGTCGTCATCGTCAATGCTTATAATGGCATCCAGGCCGCCGGTGGCGCGTTCTTCATCACCAATAGTCTGATGTATGCGACCAACGAACTGTTCGAGATCGCCAGTATCGGCGATAGTTTCAAAGTGAACAATGTTCATTTCACGCCAGGGCCGTGGTTCAATATGACCGGCTTCGCCGCCGCCGCCGCGATGAACGCGGTCACCAATCAGAACATGATTTTTCGCTTCATGGGCGGCGGCGGCGTCCCGGCGATCAATGTCAACGTGGGTAATTCATCCGGTTTCGCGTGGCGATATGGCGCGGTGGTCGAGAGCGGAGTGACGGTGGGGCTATCTACCTTCGATTGGTACCTGGATGCCACCGGCACCGTGGTCGAGGTGCGGGCCGGGGGCACGTGGGGGCCTGGGAGTTCTATGTCAGGTGGCGCGATCTGCCACCATTACGACGACGCCAATCGCACCCAGTATGGGAATAAACCTTGCTTCAATATCATGCCCGGCGCCAACCCCAGTTATCTCGACATACGAGACTGGAACGGGGCCTCCGGTGGATCGTTCGTTGAAAACCAGGCTTCGGCCAACGTTACGCTGAAGAATGTCGCCGTCACTATCGGTCAGTCGGCCGACGGCGGAGACTATTACGGTGTCCACACGACATCGAATCCCGGCGGCCTCGTTGTCATGGTCCAGAACAGCAATCTTAATGGAGCCCCCGGCGATGTCCACCGACATGGCATCAAGACCGATGTGGCGGCGTCCAGACTCATCGTTCAGGATACCCTTTTCGCCTACCTGAACGATAGTCTCAACGCTCAGGCCGCGCCGACGACGATCGTCACCGGCAACTGGAGCTTCGGGACCACTGGCGCCCAGGACATCGTCACCGCGACGCTCGGTTACGCGACGGGCATCGTTTACCGAAGCAATCAGTGGGAGAAGCCGCCCAAGGCGGTGGCTACCGCGTGCGGCACGGGATGTTCCGTGGCGGGTGGCGCTCTCTCTGGCTTCATCACTGTTGGATCAACGAACCCCACCACATCAGGCACGCTGACTTTACCATTCTCGCCCTACGGTGTCGGTGATGGTCTGTGCCGGTTCTACATCAACGGTTCCGGCACGCCGGTCGCGGCAGCCACGGCTGGTAGTGGTGTGTGGAACTTCAATTCCGGCGCGACCGACATGCACGGCGCGGCGCTTTTCTTTAATTGCCCAGGACAAGAATGACCGGGATCGAAGCCCTTAGCAGCGTTTCCGAGAAGCTGGTCAAGGCATTGCCTCCCGCCATGGCGACGCTTGTCGTCCTCAACATTCTGTTCCTGGCTGTTGCCATCTACAACACTCGCGCGCGTAACGAAGTGCTTACAAAAATCATCGATAGATGTTTGGAGATGCCGGCGCGATGACGCAGTTCGCCCTGACCCTGCCGCTCGATCGCGTCTCGCCCGTTCGCGTGCCGACGCGCGATCTCGTGCTCGGCGGCACCGATAGCGTCACGCTCAACGTCTCCATCGTGGACAGGGACAGCCCCGACGCGCTGCCCATCGAACTGTCTGGCGGCCTCGGCGGCCCAACCGTCTCGATGTTCGTCTGGCCCGACCACCGGGGCGGCCATGGCCCGCACTTAGGCGGTTGGGGCTCTGGCGATGACTACGGTTGGGGCGGCTGGTATGGCGGCGGCGTCGCCGGCCCTGGCACGGTGCTGTGGTCCGCCACCGGCACCGTCATCGACGCGGCCACCGGCACGTTCGCCATCCTCGTCCCGCCCGGCACGATGGGTTGCTGGCCGCGCCGTTGCCGTTGGGCGATCTATTTCGACGCTGACGGCGGGGGCGAAGCTGAACTGCTCGCCGGGGGGCATCTGCACGTTCGCCCGATGGTCTCACGAGGGGGAGCGCCAGTTATCATGCTGACCGATCCGAACCCGGCGGTGCTGACCGATCCCGTGACCGGCGTCATCTACCTCGGTGGCGCGCCGACGCCATCGTCTTCGGTCCCGCCCGCCGGAAGGCTGCCAATCGCCAGCACGACAACGCTCGGCGGCATCAAGGTCGATGGCGAGACCACCATGACTGATCCGGTGACGGGACTGCTGACCACCATCGCGCGGCTGGGGTGAAACGATGAGCATCACGAATGGCACACTCCCCGGCGTCCGCATTATCGATATGCCGGACCTCGGCGCTGTCTCCGATACATCGATCATTGTTGGCGACCGCGCCGGTTCTGGAACGTTTACCGCCCCGGCGTTGCGTGATTACGTCGTGGCGGGACTGGCCGACGGCGGCGGCACGACCCTGCCCGACCTTGGCTCGGTGACCGATGGCAGCCTGATCGTCGGTGAGAAGCCCGACACCGGCACATTCTCGGCGCCGGCGGTCGCGGCCTACGTCGCCAGCAAATATCCACCGAGTAGCGGTGGTGCCCTGTCGCCGTTTGTTTTCGTCATGGATCACGGCGCCGTGGCCGATGGCGTCACGGACGATACCGCCGCGATCAACGCTTCGATCGCGCTCGCGGCGCCAGGTCAGGAGGTCTGGCTGTCGCCCACCGGGCGGCATTTCTGCGCCGGGACCATCGCCCTTCTGAAGGGGCGCACGCTCCGCGGCGGGTGGAACGTCCCTGGCAATACGAACCCAGGCAATCTGGCTCTCGATCTGACGACACTGAACGGCGCGTTGATACTGCCCACGGGCGCCACGGTGCGGATGGACAGCGGGTCCGCCATCCGGGGCGTGCCGATCTATCGCCAGGGGCTCGTCACACCGGTCGCCAGCTCAGCCGCGTTCGGTGGCATTGGCATCACCATCAACGGTGACGACGTTTATGTTGGTTATTGCCTGATCATGGGTTTCGCGACGGGGATCAGCAGCACGTCGGGCGGCGGCAACTCGTGGGCCAGACAGAAAATAGAATGGGTTTACGGCGACAATAGCAACGGCATCCTGATCGATAACTCGCACGACACGCCATACATCTCGCATTGCCATTTCTGGCCGTTCGCGAGCATTTCCCCGACCGCGACATTGACCGCCCACCAGCGCACCGGAACGGCGTTCAATATCACCAACAGCGATCTGATTTCGCTCAGTCATAATTTCTGCTTTTCGTATCAGATCGGCTACCACATCGGCCAGGATGGCGGTGCGTTCCTGCTCGATTGTCAGGCCGACGGTATTTTCAATGGCGCGCAGGGCTTCGTGTTCGACACCGGCATCGAGGGCACGCGCGCCATGGGGTGCGTCGCGTTCGCCAATGCCGGGACAACGACCTCGACCGGCTACCGGGTGAATGTGCCGGCGCAGGATTACATGGAGTTCACCGCCTGCTACGCCAACAGCTGCGCCACCGCCTATGACATCGTATCCGGCGATTGCAGGATATCTGGCGGGACCGTCGATCATTGCACGATCGCCATAACGGTCACGTCTGGTTCCAGCATCGTCAGTATTTGCGGTGGGTTTCGCGCCGAGCAGATCACCAATGCCGTGGTTAATAACGCGGGCGGCGGCGGCGGGATTTACATCGATCCCGACTGCGATTTCTCTCGCCTGAACCTGGGCGGTGGCACGGCGGGCGTGTCAACCACCATGCAGCCGTTCGTCATCCCATCGGCGTCGCCGGTCAATTTGCCGAACTACTTTGACTTTTTCGAGATTACCGGCGGGACATCGTTCGGCCAGATCCATGACGGGTGGGCGTCGCGCTCGGTAAAGCTGCTGTTCACTGGCTCACTGATTCTCACCCATTCCAGTGTGGCGGACGGCATCTTTCTGGCCGGGCTCGCCAACGTCACGACTTACACGGGAATGGTTCTGGATCTGATCCATGACGGATATCAGTGGCACGAGTCGGGCCGCGCCGGCACCTACACGGGCAGCGGCGGCAGTCTGACATCGCCGGGGTGGCGGCGTAACGCGGACGGCTCGATCGAAAACTGGGCGCTTGTCATCACGAACAGTTCCGGCGTCGGCACATTCACGTTTAGTCAACCATTTTCCGGCGGCCTGTTGTTCAGCGTGTCGGCGGTCGCGCAAACGGGAGGACTGGCCGAAGTGTGCGTCACGGTGGGGTCGCAAACAATAAATTCAATTCCGATTTACGCCTGCAACGCCACGACGGGCGCCGGGATCGCGACCGGCGTGCTGTGCCACGCGATCGGGCGCTGAGATGTCCGATACGCTCACCGCGCTTCAGACGGCGCTCAAACCCAAGACGGGCATGCGGCCGATCCCGTTTCCGGCCGAGAGCTACCAGCACCCGTCGAAGCCGCTCCAGAGCAAGCGGTTGCTCAACTATGCCGCCGAGGCCGCGCCACCGGACAGCCGCTCGCCGTTCGTATTGGTCCCGACGCCGGGGCTGGTCGTGCGGAAACAGATCGGCGCCGGACCATGGCACGCGTTCAACACCAACCTCGTCGATCAGTTCTACGTGGTTTCCGGCGATACGGCCTACCGATGCGACGAGGGGTCGGATGTCGCCATCGGTGTTGTCGGCGAAATGTTGAATCCGTATCCGATCACCATGCAGAGCATGGTGACGATCGCCGTCAACACGCAATACGCGGTGATCTGTGTCCCGCCTCGGCTTTACTATTGCCTGCACACGGACGCGGCGTTGACCGAGATCGACACCACCGGCTGGCAGACCGGCGGGGCGGGAACGGTGACTTATGTCGATGGCTACTGGATCGTTACGCAATACGGCCCCGGCACGGCGTTCGTTGTCTCGGCGCTTCGCGATCCGTCGTCATGGGATGCGCTGGACTTCGCCAATGTCGAGGGAATGGAAAACCACCTGTTGCGGGGCATTCGCCATCGCGGCGAATTGTGGATGTTCGGCGTGACCGGCGGGGCTGTCTGGTATGACGCCGGGGCCGCTGACTT